CCGCAATTTGAACGGCAGCACATCCGCGCCGGTTCGCAAACCATCAAGATGGTCGCTCCACCACTGCGCCATCTCTACCCGTTCCTTCCAATGAGCCCCTCGGTGATAGGCGGCACGCACCTTGTCGCTGTCCCCATGGGCCAGAGCCCTCTCAATGGCATCCGGGGACCACTTGCCCGATTCGTTCAGAAGCGTGCTCGCCATGGCGCGGAATCCGTGCGCCGTCATTTCGTCGCCTGAGTAACCCAGCCGACGCAGGCCAGCATTCACGGCGTTTTCGCTCATCGGGCGCTTGCGCGTCCGAATGGATGGGAAGACATAGCCGACCGGCCCGGTGATAGGCTGCAACTCCCGAAGGATAGCCACGGCCTGCCTGGACAGGGGCACAAGGTGAGGCTTGCGCATTTTCATCTTCTCGGCCGGGATCGTCCACAGCGCGCCATCCAAATCAATTTCACCCCACTCAGCATGGCGCAGCTCGCCAGGACGCACGAACACATGCGGTGAGAGCTGCATCGCCAGCTTTGTCACCCCCATACCCTCGTAGCTTTCTATTGCCCGGAGCAGCTCGCCCGCTCGCTTCGCGTCTGTGATAGCGCCATAGTGCTTGGGCGTCGGCGCCGTTAGCGCCCCCCTCAGGTCGCGAGTAGGGTCGGAGGTCACCCGCGCCGTGGCCACAGCGTAGCGAAACACCCGGCCCGCCAGTTGCAGCACCCGCCGTGCCGTCTCGTAGTTCCCCGTCGCTTCTACCCGGCGTAAAACCGCCAACACCTCTGGGGCAGAGATTTCCGCTATCGGCAGCCGGGCAATGGCCGAGCCCATCCGGCTGATATAGTATTCGCTCTTGTCGGCTGTGGATGCAGAAAGCCCTTCCCGCCGGCGCTTATCGATAAACTCCTGGGCCACTTCCCCAAAGGTGGTGCCAGCGTGCGCCTTCGCCAGGTGCTTGGCCAATTGCTTTTCACGGGCCGGATCAGTGCCGGAGGCCAAGGCCTCTCTTGCTTTGTCGCGCTCCTTGCGCGCGTTTGCCAGACTCAGGTCAGGCCAGCCGCCCAACGAAAGCAGCTTCTCCTTACCAGCAACCCTAAATTTCAGGCGCCAGAGCTTACCACCGGCAGGGGTCACCAGAAGGAAGAGACCGCCCGCATCGCCCAGCTTGTAAGCCTTGTCCTTTGGCTTCGCGTTGCGAATTGCGAAATCGGTGAGCGCCATACCCCCGGCAGCCTTTCTTATGGTTGGGGGTATTTTTCGGGGCGATTTCCGAAACACCCCCAACCATACCCCCATTGAGGGGAGATTGAAGGCGAACGCAGGCGGTCAGCACCAATCTCATATTCACAAAATATGGCTGTTTTCCGGGCCTTGTCCAGACGTAAACGAACGTCAGCGATCAAGAAAATGGTGGGCGGTGACGGGCTCGAACCGCCGACCCTCTCGGTGTAAACGAGATGCTCTACCAACTGAGCTAACCGCCCCCGTGCGGGGAAGCCGCGCATTTACGGCATTTTGCGGGCACGTCAACCACCCTTCAACGGAACAGACCGGAACCAAACGGAACAGATCGGCACCGAGAGTCCCGACATAGTCCCGACCGGATACGGTGCTGCAGAGCGCGCATAATTTCGCAAAGCCTCTCCCGATCTCGGCGGCATCCTTTCAATGGCAGGATTTGCGCGAGAGGCTGCGGCCTTAGGGGCGATTTCCAGCTTTTTCGGGTACGGTCCGCAAGTCGGTTATCTCGGTTACATTGGCGGAAATCAGCCATTTTTTCGGCAACACAAAGGGCAACACGGCGGTTATCAGGTAACCTCTATATGAAGGAATATTCCATCTAAATTATATACAATAACGTCAATGACATAACCTTTCAGCCCAAGAGATATTGCCCATGGATAACCGCCGTAGGGTTACCTAGAAAACCGCAGATTTCCGCCATTCTCCCGGCCTTCGCCCTGCCATGTAACCGAGATAACCGACTTGCGACGATGGGGGTTGATCCTTGGCCAAGGCGAGCGGCGCAGAGCCGGCCTCGAAAATGCAAAATTCGAGACGAAGAAGAGGCAAGCGAGGCGTGGGGGCGAGCGCGGCGCGCGAGGTGCCGGCGGCCACCTGCCCCCGGCCTCGCCCGCCCCTGCCCCCTCGCATCGATGCCCGTCGATCGCCGCTCGATGTCGCCCCGTGGCCCCTCCGAGGAGCCCAGGCACGAAAAAGGGCCGGGGGGGATGCCCCCCCGGCCCCTATCGCACTGCGCTGGCCCTCACACGGGCCGGCAACGTCAATTGCTAATGATCACCTCGCCCACCACCTGGCTTTGCGCCATGCCGCCCACGGTATAGCGAACCGGCACCGCCTCGATTGCGAACCCGTCGAAGATCCGGCGCACCTCGGGATGGTCATTCAGCGACAGAATGAAGCGCCCCTTGATGCCGCGCAGCTGCTCGGCCATCGCGTCGAACTGGCTTCGGTCGAACAGATCGCGGCCATAGTCTCCCTCGCACCCAAAGTATGGGGGATCGAGATAGAACAGCGTCCCCGGCCGATCATAGCGCGTCAGGAAGTCCGACCAGGGCAGGCGCTCGATCACGACACTGGAAAGGCGCTCATGCGCAGCCTCGAGGATCGGCCCGACCTTGGCAACATCGAACCGGGCCGGGCTGGCAGTCGCAACGCCAAATGTCCGCTGGGCCACCTTCCCGCCGAAGGTCAGCTTCTGAAGGTAGAGGAAGCGCGCTGCGCGCTCGAGATCGGTCAAGGTCGACGGATCCTGCCGGCGCAACCGCTCAAACCCGGCGCGCGATGTCACCTGCCAGCGCAGCATGTCCATGAACGCCACATAGTGCCGTTGCAGGATGCGAAAGAACGTGGCCACGTCCTCGGACCAGTCGTTGATCACCTCGCATTTCGGACGCTGATCGCGGCGGAAAAATACCCCGCCCATGCCCACGAATGGTTCGGCATAGAGCTGATGAGGCAAAACATTGATCCGGGCGACCAGGCGCTTGGCCAGCATCTTCTTGCCGCCGAGATACGGCGCAGGCGGGCGCGTGGGGCTGACCGGCACGAGCTGGTCCAGCACGTTCGACAACATCGCAAATGTTCCTTATATGTTCTCGCCGCCGAGTCGGCAGGCGGGATGGCCTCGGGTGGGCCTGTCTGGGGACATGACGATCTGCGGTCGTCGGAATGGGGCGGTGCAACGCCCCCTTCCCCCGCCTCTGCCGGCGGGCGGAAATCCTATCGCGCGCCGGCCGCCACGCGGGTGCCGTCCTGCTTGATTACGCTGCCATCGCTGCACACGTAGTCCCGGAAGGCCAGCACCGGCAGGCCGGTCCAGTCGTTGAGGCGCAGCATGCGGCGCATGATCGGCACGATCTCCGTTTCGTAAAACGCGTCACGGGTCTGGCCAATGTTGCCCAGCCCGCCTGCCGCCTGGGGGATCACGCCGATCAGGATCGGCGGCGTGCGGTGCGCGGCCAACATGTCGTCGCGGCTGATGTTCTTCACCGCCGAGAATTCGTCTTTCGCTGTCACGTCGGCGATCGGCATGATCTGAATGCCGTCCTTCTTCCCCTTGGGGATGTAGACCAGCATGTTCTTGAAGTTGCCCACGCCCTTGGCGCTGCCGAGCTGATGCTCGATCGCATCGACAGTCGCATTATCGGCTAGCGGCTCGCTCAAATAGAACACGAACCCCGCGTGCGCTCCATTGAGGTAATAGCGGCGGCGAAACAGCGTTGCGTTTTCCGACAGCAACCCGCTCTGCAGCGCCGACAGCCATTCGGGCAGTCCGTAGATTTCCTGCGCCACATCCGGCTGTTGCAACTGAAAAATGGTGCCGGGCGCATAGGCATGCTCATCCCCACGCGCGCAGTTGGTCCACCAGAACACGTCGGGATCGATCCCGGCGCGCGTGTGGATGGCTGGGCTATGCGCGAGGGCGGCGATGCGCCCGCCCAGGTTCGGCACGCTCTCGAGATAGGCATTGCCCATCTGCAGGAAATCCAGCGCCCAGCGCTCGAACACGTTGGCCGCCAACCACCGCGATGGCGTCTGTTGCGCCACCAGCAGATTGACCTTCAGGCCGATCGCGCTGCGGTGATAAGGCGAGACGTTGAACGTCTGCGACAGCCGCGCCATTGGCAGCGGCGGCTCGTACCAGCGCCCGTTGTGCCAAATCTCGAAATACTGGGCCAATTCGCGGCGATCGAGAACGCTTTCCGGCTCGCCAAAGCGAAACGCCCTGGCGGGCGCATGGCTGGCCTTTTCCTCGGGCTGATCGGCCAGGGCCTGGGCCAGGGCGGTCGAGCTGGTTTCAGTCATCATCGGTCCTGTCAGTTGAGGAAGCGCACACGCCCGGCCGGCGCCTGGATCTCGGCACCGGCATCAAGCGGTTCGTTGGAAACGGCATGGAGGATCGCCCAGGCAATATCGGCGTGCCCGATCTCGCCGTTGCGCCGCGCCGTATAGGTTACGCCGCGCTGGCTCCCGGTCAGCGTCGGGCGGATGGCCATGAATGCCTGCATCACGTCGGTCCAACCGGCATCGAATTCAATACGGCCGGCGCGGAAGACGTTCTGGCCCTTGATCACCAGGGCGGTCTTGGTGGCCACCGAATATTCGATCTTGCGCGCCAGCGGGAACCACTTGCTCACCAGTTCCCACACCGCTTGGCCATGCCCAGTGGTGTCGATCGATATGTCGGTGACATTGTAACGCTTGCAGACCGCCCGGATAGCGTCGGCCTGGCCCGCGAAGTCCAACCCGTTGAGCCGGATCTTCTCGAGCACGCGAAACTTGCCGCCCGGTTTTTCTGGCGGCGCCAGCACGGCTAGCGCCGCATCGTCCCGGCCCTGCTTGTTCGGGTCATAGCCAAGCCAGACCGGCTTTTCCCCGAACGGCCGCCCGCCAGGGATTTCGATCAGCGCGGGCGCGAAATCCCGCCACTTGTAGAAGCTGTCCACCCGCGCCGGCGCGAGCCGCACGTAGGGGAACGAGCTTTCGGAATCGTCGATGTCCTCGCATTCGAACAGATTGCGGAACCGCTCGTCCGAATACTCGCGGCGCAGCTCGTCCACGTCGACCAGCTTGCCCAGGCCCTTGACCACCGCGTCATGGATGGTGACGAGCTGTTGCCAGCTACCATCGGGCATGATCGCGCCGTTCCGCAGATTGCGATGCGAGATATCGAACGGCTGCTGGTCGCCTTTGGCGCGCCCGGCGTTCCACTCCTCGCCCGACCAGAAGCCATAGGACTGGTGCGTCTTGGTCGAAGGCGTAGAGAAATAGGTCTTTTTGTAAATCTTGTGCGTGGCCATGCCGCTGGCCACGCCGTTCAACTCGGTGAACCCGTGCACCCAGGCGAATTCGTCAAAGTAGAAGTCGCCGCTCTCGCCTTGGGCGGTCGCGCTGTTGGTGGACAACGGATAGAAGCCCACCGCATCCATCGCCGGCAGCGCCTGCGGCTCGCCGTCCTCGTCCGTCTCTGCCGGAAACGACAGGTCGAGCATGATCGGGTTGCCCTTCAGCTCCACCCCGGTCACGCGCCGCACCCATTTCACGATTTCTCGGCGGAACTTGTTGGCCTGGCGCTGGGAAGCCGAGAGGAATATCTGGTTGCGCGGTGCCGCGTCCTTCTCGCCGTCTAGCGTCGCCAGGATGGCTTCGGCCACTTTGGCGACCGATTCCCGGCTGAAATAGACGGTGGCGCCAATCTGGCGGCTCTTGCGGATCTTGCGCACGCGCTGGTGGCGCTGCTCCCACCACTCGTCCTGGTACTCGAAACACCAGTCGTGGAAATCGTCCAGCAGCGCCTGCCACTGCTCGCGCGACAGGAAATTCTTGCGCTTGTCCGCGCGCTTGGCCTTGGCCTCCTCGTTGTTGCGCTTTTCGATCTTGGGGTTGAGATCGCCGTCGCGCCCGGTCTTGTCGAACTTGCGGATCCGCGCGGCGCGCTCGAGCTGGCGCATCATGAAGTCGGCACGCTTCATATCGCCTTCGGTGAACGGCTCCTTGTCGAGCAGCGTGGCGAGGCGTGCCTCGAGCCGATCCTCGACCACCGCGATCGGCGCGTCGTCGTCCCAGGCATCGCGGCTCTTCCACGCGGCAAGCGTTCCATATTTCACGCCCAGCTCGGCCGCGATCTGCGTCAGCTGCCACCCGCGATGATAGAGCGAGCGTGCCTGCCGGCGCTGGGCGCGCGCCACCTGCCGGCTGATCGCCGGGGCGTCGTCGTCCGCGTCGGGGTGGCTGGTCGGATGCATGGCCACAGCCATGCACCCCGAAATGGCGCCCCTGTCGCCCCGCTCGCGCGGTAGAGGCGGCCTCTACCGCGCGCCCGCGTTGCCGATGCCGCGCCGGGCTGGCTCAAGGGCAACAGCACACGGGTCGCCGCAACAGGCCCGGCCAACAGGACCGCCCAGGAGCACCCGATGAAGACCAAGTCCTTCCTGCTCGCCACCGCCGGCTCGACTGTCGATGGCCGCACCATCGATGACAAGATGATCGAGGAGATGGCTTCGAGCTACAATCCCAAGACCTATGGGGCGCGTGTTAACATCGAACATATCCGGGGGATCAGCGGCGATGGTCCGTTTCGGGCCTATGGCGACGTGCTCGAACTTTCAACGGGTATGGTCGACGTCGATTTCAACGGCAAGATCGAGCAGCGAAAGGCGCTTTATGGCGTCTTCGACGTCACACCCGACGCCAAGAAACTCAACGATGCCAGCCAAAAGGTCTATCCCTCGATCGAAATCGAACCCAATTTCGCGGGCAAGGGCTTCGCCTATCTCATGGGCTGCGCGCTCACCGACAGCCCCGCCTCGATCGCAACCCAGCGCCTGCAGTTCAATCGCGCTTTGCCCGGAACCATCACGGTCTCGGCCGAGCAGGCAGCAGCGCTGGAATTCGCCGACGAGACCGTGGGAGAGACCGGTGCCGGCTTCCTGGCTGGCAGGGCCGAGTGGAACGGGCAGAGCAGGGGCGGGACGCAATTCGACACGACCGCCGCGCGCGTGCGGAATGTCCTGCCTATCAAGATCAACGAGGTTCGTTTCGGCGCCGGCGCCAACTCGACCAACCAGTTCGTCGAGCTCTACAACGCGTCAGCCGGCGTCGTTGACCTTTCCAATTGGACCCTGATTAATACGCAGAGCCAGTGGGCGCCAGTGAAGCTGGCGACGATCCCGGCCGGCACGAAGCTCGCGAGCCAGTCGTACTACCTGCTTGGCCTCGCCAGTTCTGGACTGGCGGCTCCCGCCAGCGCGGGCGCGACCACCATCAACGTCCGGAACATCGCTGGCTTTGCGGTTGGTCAGAAGGTCGACGTCGAGGGCGACTCGCGCGGAATCGCAAGCGTCGGAACAGCGG